GCAATCTTCATGGCCATCTGAAGGTTATTCAAACGAGAGATGTCCTTGAGTAGATGCTTCTGAGACTTATCCTTTTCGTACTGCTGCTGAACACCAAGCATCTGCTTCTTGAATTTAGAGCGGTCTTTATACATCTTCTCCATCAACTCTGGCATAAACCCTTTGAATTCTTTGGTATATGTCCATCCGTTGGCAGTAAGAGCAAGGTCACGTTGCTTCAAGTAGCTTGTGTCAACTTCTTGATTGAGTAGCTTATCAACAGACACACTCAGCTTCTCTGAAGTCAGTGTCTCTGGGCTAATGTTATACTGCATAATCAAGTGAGGATACAGGGAGTTCAAATCGAAAGACGCCATCCATTTATGCAATCCAATGATAGGATCTTTAACAAAAGCACCTTCAAACTGGGCATCCTTTCCAGAATGATTCTTGGCAGGAATAACAATACCCTTCTTACGCAGGTGATTATAGATGATTGTATCCCACATACGAACCTGTGAGTAAACATCTTCGAAGTTAATCTTTGCGTTGTATGCCATGGTCAGATGCAGTTCAATCAAACGCATCTTGTCTTCGAGTTTATCAACCAACTCTACGTCATGAATGTTGTAGTCAACAAAATGTTGCCAGTAGTTTGTATAGAAATCCTTGAACGAATCTCCTGGATTTTCTTTCTTCTTATCTCCGAGTTCTTGTTCGGCGATGTAGTCTAGACGATATGATTCTTGTTTCTGATACGTATATTTCTTGTAGAGTTCAAGATAATCTAGCTGAGCAATACCTACGATATCGTAGTGGATTTCTTCGTTACCCTTGATGAAGGTCTTACGTTCATTTACGTAACCCCATGGGCTAATTTGGTTAGACTCGCCATCACCAAGTTCACGTTCAATGCGACGGACAAGATATGGAACGTCAAAGAAGTCTGTGTTCCAACCAGTGATAACGTCAGGATAACTCTTTACCCAAAACTCAAGGAATTTAATTAGAAGTTCATGTTCATTCTTACAGGTAACATAGATAACATCCTCACGTGGATTCACGTAGGGTTTGCTACCGAAGGTAATGATTCGTTTTGTTTGAAGATCTTTGATAGTGATTAGAAGGACTTCTTCGTTCGCTGATCGGATGTCTGGGAATCCATTCTCCGTGCTGGTTTCAATGTCAATGGTAAATACTTTGATCTGTTCCATATCCCAATTAACATCACCATCATAGGTGTCGCTGATGTATTGGTATGCGTAGTTTGTATTACCATAAACTTCAAAACCCTGAACGCCATCGTAGCGTTTAATGAAGTCACGAGTTTCTTTTATAGATCCAGGCTGGACTTCATCAACGAATGTGCCCTCCAGCGTTTTCCACTTGGAGGGTTTCTTCGAATTTACATACAGCGTAGGGCTGAAGTCTATTTTGCGTTGGTATCGTTTACCATTTTCAATACCCCTGACGAAGATCTTGTCGCCCATGGGGTTTACTGAAGTATAAAATTCCATTAAGTTTTTCCGTACATTAACATCATAGCATCAAGAGCACAGTCATGAACAGGGTGATGTTTAATAACTGCAGCTCTGTCGAAGTTTGGATGATCGACTTCACAATATCCGTTAGTAGTTCCACACAAAATATCAACGGCAGTTCTAACGTCTCTCCACATATTATAGTTCGTAATTGGATCCATGTCAACTTTTTTACACAATGAATCAATCACCAACTGGTCAAGAGAACCACGAGCCCACATAGTTTGTCCACGAGCCTTCGGAAACTTTGCCATGTAATCATGCAATAGTTTGATACCAGCTTCAGCACTTAGGTCATGTTCGTCTACATCGAAAGAAACTTTACGAGTATACTCATGTTGCTTAGACCACCATTCTAGAGTGTCCTTGTCAATAATACGCTTGAGTCTTTGGATTTGATCCTTAGAATCAAACTTAACAAACAAAGCATCATCAAGAAGGTCTTGATATGTTGGTTGTTTCTCTGGGTCAAAGTGAATCAATGCAGCTGATAGAACAACTGAAGTCGATTCAACACCAAGGGTTTCTACATCAAAAATAAACATTACCAGTCTCTTTCATATCCAATTTCAGTGACAAGATTATCCATCTTTTGTTTCGCAGTCCAATTACTTAGATATTCGTTGTCTTTATCACAAATATCCATAACTTCTTCAAGAGTAACTTCTCGTGAGTCAATGATAACCTCACCGAGCCACTTCTGAGAAAACTCTTTCATCTGCTCCATCGTAACAGTATCTTCAGCCCACTCAATAGAAGAACAGGGAAAGTCTCCTTTATCATGGTCGTCGGGTACTTCAATTACATATCGCTGGCGAAACTGGGAAATCGCCTCAACCATAACATACTTGCTCATTACTTTGCCTTTCGTTCTTCTTCATGTTGATCGCAAAGAGTACGAATCCATCCACCATTACGTTTCTCACCTTTGTTACCGCAGGTTTCGCATGAATGCGAAGCCCATACCTCAGCCATAGTTACCATACCACCAATCGTATCATCGCCACCAGAATAATAGAATCGTAGACCACCGAACTTCTCTTTGATCTGCTCGATAGTAATCCAATTAACACGTTCAGTGATATGTTGTTCAACTTCCATGATGTCATCAGCACGTTCTTCTTCCCAGATCAAACGTTCTTTGCCACGAGAGATAAAGTGTAGAACTGCTTCACGACCCTTCTTCTTCGCACGAGCAACTCGTAGGTCATATGCGCGCATACGGCGACGCCACTTAGTATAGGAATCGATTTGTCCAATCAGAGCTTCTAGGATAGGATACCATCCTGGTCCAACTGCAAATCCACCAAAGTGTTTACCCTCACCAAAGTAGCGAGGGTATTTTTCTTTCATGCGGTTTGAGAAAACTTCATAATCGTCTTCGCTAATAGCCATACTAACACCATGTCCTATGTTTTTCGGCAACCCATTCGCTGCCATCATACTCTTCAATTTCCCACTCAACATCATCAGGAATTTCTACAACCCTCAAATTGGCACAACGACCACTCATTGACTCAGAGTCTTCCTCAACAAGTTGAACAAGAATTGGATCATCTCTTGGGACATCGCGATCGTAAAGTGTCTGCTCAGAGTAAGCCTTATTATATGCGATGCGCTCGTCCTGAGTCATCTCATAGAATTCCTTACCTTCTTTTGTGATGAGACGATCTTCTGGTGGAACTGTAAACACAGTGAACAATCCCATTGACTTATAACGGACATCGTCCTCAACCCATGTTTTAATTCCCTTGCGCTCAAGGTAACGTATCATCCCTTCTTTTGATAAAGAGAATCCACCATAACAATCATTTATCACAACTTTCATATTATACTCCGATGTGGTGGAACCTGTCAAATTCAAGTTCCAAAAGGTTGTGGGTAATCTTGTCTTTGATCATATCTGGAATTGTTGTATATGGAAACTCCAGAAAGAACGGACAGGGTTTCCCACCCCATGAATGATTCTCGACAAAGTTACGAAACACTTTCATATCTTGCTCCGACCTTGGATCGAAGAATCGTTTTTTAATTAAGATGCTATCAAGTATCATATCAGTCGTGGTCGTATTCTTCAACTTCAAAGCCATCGCGAGTAGCGATAACCTTCACATGGTCACCGAACATGGCTTCCATAACTGATTCCATTTCGCCAGAGCAGATAGCCTGACCAAACAGTTTACATGAGTCAGGGTCAACTCCACCAGAAGCAAGGATAGCATCCTTAGTTTCTTTGTAGTAGTCACGATCGCTTGCCAGAACATAACTCATATTCTCACAAGCCCAAACACCTTCGGTCTCGCCATTGTATTCACCCCAACGAACATCGTTCAACTCATCAACAGGTGCGTTGGTAAAGGTTGCGTCGTTCACTCGGAACTCGCAGGTATCACCGTCGTTGAAGTATGGAGTATACTGAGTCCAGACAACACCAGTAATCCCAGGGTTCTTGTCGAAGAACTCTTTAGTAATATCCTTGAACAGAGCCTGAGCCTGTGTTTGGAATTTGCGTTGCAGTTCAGCCTGATCGTTCATCAGCTGGTCGAATGCGGTTTGAAGATTGCTCATAATATTTCCTTAAACAAGTTTACCAATTTTCTCAACAGTATCAGTCTCAGCAGGACTGATTGTTGCGATGCGATTCAAGCACAGAGTGCTCTTTTGAATATACTTCTCAGTGCGAACTGTCATTACTTTGAGCAATTCTGGATATGTCTTAGAGTCATAATCCTTCCGCCAATCAAAGTCAGTTCCATCAGGTTTCACACGAATTTGACGTTCTTTCTCAACCTCAATTCGGGCACGTTGTTTGTAGTAACCACCACCTTCAATGTACCCAACATACTTACCTTTATTCACACGAACACGATGTGAATAGCCAGTGGTTACAACCATTACGGTGTCGCCCACGTTAATGTCATTACCCAACGCACCTTTGATTGGTGCTGCGATTACAGTAGCCAGTTTACCCATGATATATTAGTCCTCAAGTTTAATAAATTTGCGAGAAGATTTATTTTTCTTCTCAGTTCCTGACATCCACGGCTGAACTGTCATGTTGTTTAGGTATTGCTCCATGGTTGGAATAAAACCTAAATCTTGCTGAATGTGGTCTTCAGCCACATCTCGGGGAGAGTACTCCTTACCCTCTGAATTAACACGAGTTCGTCCAAACATTCGTTCGACAAGAAAGCACCCAAAAGCGGAGTGTAAGATTGCACGGTGTCTAACGTCAGCAACTGCCTGTTTGGTCGAGTCGATGAAGTCATCGATGTCTGCGTAATCATCTGGCACCCCACCGTACTTCTTGGCATGAATCTTTCCATGTAGATAGGCTTTCACTTTATATCCTTCGATGAGTCTGCCTCATCTTTGTCATCACGAAGTTCAATAAACACAGGAAGGAACAGGCTGTTCTCACCAAGTTTATTCTTGATTCTACTATTATACTTCACTGCCACAATTTTGTCAACTATATTTTCAGACCAGTACGCCTTGCGTTGCGCATCACTGAACCCTGAACCAACTCGAACCTTTACAACACCATCGTCAGATTCGCAGATAATTGCACCAAGAGAGCCAGCAGCTTTACCGTTACCCTCTTCAACATCAACAATCTTCAGGTCGCACTCAAGTTCGCCCTTGAATTTAATCTGATGCTTGGCACGTTTGTCTTCCCAGCAACCAGAACCATCCTTGAGGATGATGCCTTCGTAACCAAGACTCAGGTATTCTTCAAAGATTGCTTGTGCCTCATCGAAGGATTGAACAATGGTTGACGTAACAGTCCAGATACGTTTGTCTTTTGCCTTCTGACCAGCCACCAGCTTCTCAAGTTTTGAGAAACGCTGAGAGTATGGAGTTGGGCAATATCCGTCAACAAAGTACATGTACGGAATCATATCCCATACTGAGGCATGAACCAACTTGGCTTCTGCTTCGCTGATAGTACTCTTGTTGGCTTTGTTTAGAATGCCGTTACCAGTCTGACGATCGGCGAACTGGTTGTCGCCATCAAGCATCACCAACAACTCTCCGTCGAATACACAGTCAGTGTCTCCAGCCAGTGCGGCAAACTCTTTTTCAAGGTGGCCAAGAAGGTTAATTTCTTTACCGTTACGGCTACGGAATTCTACCTTACCGTCGCGAACGATTGCGTTGAATCGCATACCGTCCATCTTCATTTGTGCGTAGGCTGGGTAAGGAATCTTATCAACCAGCTTCTGTTCAAAGGGTGAACACAACATGCATGGGTACTCGTGAATCAATCCCATCCAAACGTCATTGGCAGTGGACGCCTGAACACCACACTTCAAATCCTTCTGAATGATGCGCTCAATGACCTTTGCGTCTGATTCATTCAACGCTTCCAACAAACCTTTCAGATGCGCAATACCAGCGTTGCCAGTTACCTGACGAGACGACAGGTCATACAACGAGTCCAATGCGAACGAAAGGTCAATACCGTTACCCTTGTTAGGTGTATAGGCTGGAATCTTACGGATGTAAAATTGTGTGAATGGATCAAGTGCCAACCGAACTACGTTACGCAGAAGGTCGTTGTCAACATTCTCCTGTAACTGTTCTTTCTTAAAGTTACGTGAAGCATTGGCAGCAAGAGAGGTCAAAAAAGCATCGATATTCATTTGTGTTTCAGTTCCTTAAATGTTCTACGTCGCATGTCGAAGCGGATAGGTTTCTTGAATTTCTTGACAACCCCTGAGTCAACGTTGTAGAAGGCAACCATATACTCCTTGTTATCTGTAAGGTAGTAGATATGGTTGCTTACGTCACCAACCCAGTCTTTAGTTGTCTCTTGAAAGGCTCGCATTACCAGCTCGATTGGTAGTAGAAGTCACACTTCTCAAGAGCCTTATCGGCGAGGATCCGCTCAATTCGATCTCGAGTATACTCAAGATCTTGTTTATACGATTCGTCATAGTCAGTGCCACCGAAGAAGAAACCACTGGCAGAAGGTAGAAGCTCGCTCGCCTTACCAAAGTTAGTAAGAACAGCTTTACAAATATCTCGCAGTTGTTCAAGCTGTTCACGGCTGACGTGATATTCCTGACAGTCGTCCTGACCATTCTGGACATGATTCACGAACCACTTGTGAACGGCATTCGCCTTGCGCCAGTAACCGACACGGAAGGTTACTTCTTGTGCGCCATAGTCAGCGTCTTCTTCGCCTTTGAAACCTAGTGCTTCATTCACCTTCTCAATGCGAGCAGTGTCTTCTGCGTCAAAGTACTTGGACATATAGCGTTTACCGCTCAGATACATATCGAGACCCATAATCAACTCCTATTAAACAAACGATTTTGTAGGGAAACCAACAGCGAAACCAGAGGTGCCAGTTGAGGCAACTCGGGTAGTTCTAGCAACCATCTTAGAACGTGGAGCCTTGCGAGGCTTTACAACTTCAATGGAACCACCCTTCTTCAAAAACAAAGCGATTTGTTTTTCGGTTTCAGCACGAAGCTCAGCTTTAGACTTATAGAACATTTTGTACCCTTTCAATCAATCAATAGAGTAATTATACTCCTATGGGGATGAATGTCAAGCAAAATGATGAAAACCCTACTAAAAAGTAGGGTTATTCGTAAGTCATTGAAAAGTAAACCTTTTTTATTACCTTTGTAAGCCTTTTGGAGGACTTTAGAGCCTTATCGCTGGATGGCTGAAACAATCTCTATGCCAGAGCCAAAGATTCGGTTGTACTCGTTTTCCATGTCCACATTGGGGGTTGACTCAGAAACAATGGCTGTGAGGTACAAAGTGATCTCACTGTTGGCATATGGCATGTATGGAGCCAACGCAACGCCAACGCCCTTTTGGGTTTGCTGGATTACGATTGCCGCTGGATCTTTTAGAACGTATGCGTTTCCACCGTTGCCGCTCGCATTAGAAATCAGTTCTTCGCCGTTCACTAACTTAAATACTTTAATCATTTTATACTTCCTCTATAATGTGTTCAATAAATTCTGCTGCTTTGGTTTGGTCATGGAAATATTGTAGAACAATGTTGTCCATATCGTACGCATGTTGAAGCAAAACAAGTATCTGCTTATTTTTGTAAACAGATACTTTAAGATACCAGTTCCCTCTGCGAACCAGAAAGAACGAGATAAGATTTGGTGAGAGTTTTGCTTTCATACAAGTATTTAGGATTCCCAAATACTTGCGTCTATCACTTAGCCTTATCGTTTGGATTTGGTGGAACTTTACCGTTCACCCAATCCCAATCGTCATCGGTCATTGGAATCCATTGGTTCATACCATTCTCCCTCTGTTTAGCTTTGCGTAATACTCACGCTCTAGCTGCTCCACGTGTAGTGGCGACTGAGGGTTTCTGGATACAATGTATTCCTCTAACGAACTTGTTCTATCACGCAAAACATCACGAAGAAAGTCTTTACATGCGTGAATGAATTTCATCTTTTTCCTCCTCAGTAAGGAACTGCTTGCCCTTACCTGCTTTGACTGGAACCTTCTTAGCCTTTGGCTCTTCAGGAATCAACTTGTCAAGTGCAATTTTTAGAATGCCGTTGAAGATCTCTGCGTCTTTAACTTCATAAGAGTCGCCGATAGCCCATGCACGAGTGAAGGCACGGTTAGCGATACCCTTAAACAGGAAGTTGTCTTCTGCTTCTGTAGATTCAGAGTTACCTTTTACGATCAACTTACCACCATCGATAGTGATGTCGATTTCATTTTGTGTGAAACCAGCTACAGCAATTTCGATTGTGTATGTGTTGCCGTTTTTACGGACATTGAATGGAGGATAGTTGGGGATGTCTTTAGTCAAGTCGTCATGCAATGTTTGCATACGTTTGAAACTATCTTCAAATCCTACGAATACTTTATCGAAGTCTTTGAAAACATCTTGGCTAAAAAATGATGGAATGAATGACTTAGTCATATGTTTCTCCTATTAAGCGAGTTAGAAAACTCTCAAGCAAATCCCCGAAGGCGAAATGAAGAGAGCCATGTTATAATCCTGCTTACTGGTTGCAGGGATAGCTTAACGTACTATCAGCTTTATACGATTCGTAACTTAGCGGTCCTAAGGTGAATTTTTTACTCAGTGTGATACTCAGGATATTTGGCAACAGTCTCAGCAAGAGCAGCTGCGTGTTCCGCAGCAACTTTAGCCTGATGCGCAGCAAGTTCTTCTGCGGCAATAGCCTCTAGTTGCTCTCTAGTATAATTAACTTGAGGTTGTTCTACTGATTCTGTCATACCGTTTCCTTTGTATTAAGCTGCTGGTGTTTGTACAGCAGCTTGAGCAGCAGCTGCAGCATCAGCGATGGCTTGCGCTTGTGGGTCGCCTTGTACTTTGATTTTACTAACCAAAGCAACAACTTCCTCGAAAGGATGCTTGCCCAAAACTGCAAGAATAGTGTTTACTTCATTAATTTCAAGTTCAAGTTTGATCATTTTGTTTTCTTTCCTATGTTGTATTTCGGTACTAATTCCCATTGGTCCTTCTCTTTGAAAGAGACAACCTTGATTTGCGACAGAGATGCTTTTTGCTCAGCCTGCGAACTATTTAGTATCTTCAACAGATCCCAATCAGCCAGCAAACCAGCAATGGCATTTCTACGCTCAATATCACCAGCAGTGATATTTGACTCTTTACCGTCCAAAGCAAATAATTCTTTGAAGTGAACGATAAAATATCTACCTTGCTTATGTAAAATATGGCAAGATTGATAAAGTTTGTTTTCTTTTCTGGAAGCGATGCCGATACGAGTAAGTGTTTCGCGAACCTTCAGAAACGCATCTGGTTCTGGCAAGACCACTTCAAGCATAGACTCTGGCGTCCAGTCGTAATAAATCATTTCAACTGTCATGATTTTCCACCTTTATTTAGTTTTTCTTTTATCATAATCAAGTCTTCATCTGACAAAACCTTTAACGCTTCTGTCGCCTTTTCACTTGAATACCCATAATACTCTTTAACCAGTTGAAGGGTTTCGGTAGCTGGATCTTTCTTAGACCACTTACTGAACCTCTTCTTCTTAGAAATAATATTTAGGCAAAAAGAAAACTGCATATCTTTATCCAAACTATGACGTTGGTTCATCTCGTTTGCATAAAAGACTGTATCTGGAAAATAAGATAGCCCTCTATTTATAAGGAATGCGCTATAATCTTTTCCTGCTTGTGGATTATCTTTGAATAAGTCCTCTTTAGTTAAATTGATTGCGTTCAAAAAATCAAATGGGCTCATCTAAACACCTTTAGATTTTCTGTAGTTGCTGCGAATCGTTTCTCGGGATATCTTTTTGCAAGGTTATCCTCAAGTTCTTTTCGTGTCATACCCTGAGCCATAAAGTCGTTTGTGTCCTTACCCCAAACGTAAAAGACACCATTGTTTTTTTCAATCACAATTGGAATGATCGAATCATCAACTGCCGTCTTTACAGTTTCTTCAACCTGAGACAACAAACTCTTAAGTGTTCGTTGAGCATGACGTTCTCTAGCATACCATCCATAGACTGCACCCATGATCCATATTACTATGTATAACAAATATTCCATGGCGATCTCACTTAAATTTACAGTCAGCCATTATCTCCGTCATCGCTGCCATGATATTTAACTCATGGTCAGCTACGAACGCTGCCTTGTACTGATAGTCTGCAAGAATAAGAACCATCTGAGGGATACTTCCAGCAACCATAAAGTTTGCTGCCGTATCATAGAACTCTCGGAACAATGCAACAGTATCTGAATCAGAATGTTTTCCGACCCACTTACGTACATTCGTAAAGTCTTTTTCTTTCATCAACTTAATAAGATCTTTGAAAGATTCTTCGCTCATGTTAACAAGGATACCAGAATCAATTTTACCAGACACGCTGTATCGTTGGAGTTCATTTAGAACACGACGATAGTCAGGAAAGTGTTTGGTGATCAATTCGGCAACAACCTTTGGATCAAACTCAATACCTTCCTGCTTTAGGATGATAGACGCTCTCTTGAAGAAAGTGCCAAGTAGAACCTGTTTATCTTTTGGATCAATCTTAAAATCAATACAGGCGCAACGTGAATGAATCGCTTCAAGAATTCGGTTCTTAAAGTTACACGTAAAGATGAAGCGACAATTTGAAGAGAACTCCTCAATGAAGCTACGAAGAGCAGGTTGAGTAGAATTTGCTTGCAAATAATCTGCCTCATCGATGATGATAACCTTCGGCGAATCAGTGAGAGATACAGTTGAGGCGAACCCTTTAATCTTAACTCGAAGAGTGTCGATACCAGATTCCTCTGAGCCGTTGATCATAATATACTCAGCGCCAATCTCATTACATAGAGCTTTGGCAATAGTTGTCTTTCCAATACCAGCAGTTCCAGACAACAGGAAGTGTGGGAGTTCGCCCTGAGCAACGTATTGCTTAAAAGTTTCTTTCAAAGATTCAGGGAGAACACAGTCATCAATCTTCTGTGGGCGATACTTTTCAACCCAAAGAAATTGGTCATCACGAAAATCAATCATTATAAATCCTCAAATAAATTCAAAAAGTGTGGCTGTTTGTTGCTTATCTTCTTTTGGTAAAGCACCATGTGTAATATCCCATGCTTCAATACACATTGAACGAATGTCGTTCGAGTGTTTCGCCTTCGATTCAGATTCAATATAAAAATCGGCGATCCACTCATACCTTTTATGATATGAGCAGAACACCATTTTCTTTATCTTCTTACCTGTAGACACATCAGTTGTGTATAGTTCTACAGTTGGTAAGACTTTTCTGAACACCCTTGGATTTAATACTTCATCACGTCCCATAACAAAGCTCCATAATATTTCAGACTATTTTAGAAGTCGAATGTAGAATCCGCTTCAACGGCAACATAATAAACCAAGTCGCCAGCACCAAGGAAGCGAGAGATTTTCTTTGAGGATACGCTTACTTTATAATCGCCAGGAAGCATCTTAAGGTTTTCAACCTTCAAGTGTACAGTGAATTTCTTATCAGTTTCACCGACCAACTCTTGGAAGGTATTACCAGTAGAATTCTTTTTATCACCAACAACTGCAGTGATCTTCTTACCGTCACCAGAGATAGTAAGGTCAGAGGCACGAAGGACACCTGCGGTACGACGAATCATATCAAGCATGCTCGCAGTGAGATTGAATTGAATCTCAGCATCTGGGAATGTAATAGCCTTTTGCGGAGCAGTAAGTACGCTTGCCTCTGCTGCAAAATATTTGATGCTCATGTTACCTTGTTTGATAGTAACATACTTCTCACTGAAAACCAACTCAGGATCTTCAAAGATAGACATAGCACCCAAGAACTCATTGAGGTCATAGATACCAAAGTCAGGGAATGTCTCTGTGACAGTTGCATCAGCCATCACGTTTTTCTGAGCCGAGATTGTGGCTAGTTTATTGCCAGACTTCAACAACAGGTTGCTGTTAATACCAGCAAAGTTCTTGATCAATCCTACGGTTTCTTTACTTAATTTCATTATGTTTCCTTCTTGTTGATAATATAATATGTATAAAAGATTATACTAATTTTCGCTCGGTTTGTCAAATTTATTTTACTAAATGTTGTGCCAGAACCATGCAACTTAACCAAGCCCACATAGTATTAAAACCTACAAGGGTTGGTAATGATTTTTTGCGACTAGCCCAAATAAGTGTTGTACTAGTTAACAATGTTAGGTAATATAATTGCCAAATGTTAATACCAAAGATTAACCCAGGAATAATAATTACAGCTTTGGCTACCCAACTAACAAACTCTACTTTATTATAGTCTGTCCAGTATTCTTTTGTAAACCACATAGCATAACATTCTTTCATGTTAACCCAACCACTATGAGTATAGCATACAACCATTAGAACAGACCATACACCACAAGCAAGTAAAACCTGATCAGTTGTCATTATTTCTCCATTCATTAAACTCTTTTACAAGTTTCTCATGAGTTTCTGCGGAACAGTATAATGTCCACTCGCGAATAACATCTTTCTCGGTCACACGTTCAACACCTTCGCCACTTGATGTAACGAATGGTTCAGATAACATGTATCCAATGATTGTTTTCGGAAGACCATTTTCCCACATACGCTCAATAGAGAATGCCTTCATCGCATCCCAGTCAATGGCGTATGAAGCATTTGCCATCTCACTCTCAAGACGTTTCTTATATGCCTCGTTGGCAAACTTCAGGTCAGCATTTTCTTTCTTCAGAGATTCAAGTTGAACCTTCAGGTCAGATGCTTCTATTCGATAAAACTTACCACCAAACATAATTACTCCAATGGATACGTCATTGTTACAATACGAGGCTCAATATACTGAGGCTCAGCTTTCTTTGTCTTTGGATTGATACACATTACCCAAGTGCCATCGGCTGAAGCAGGGCTGTACAATCCATTTGGATCAGCTTGCGGCAATGTAACTACACCACGATCGCTTGATACACGCATCTGTGGATTAGTGTACTGAGTTGCATAAGGCAAGCCATAACCTAATGAGTCACATACTTTGTGAAACTTACCACCCATATCAACGATATAAGTGTACGTAGGTTGCATTGCATCACGCTTCTCGATGATGTCTTTCATCATGCGTTTTTCGGCGAAGTTATTTACTGATGGCATACCCACACTTTGAACAGCTCGCATTGTCATTTCTTCTTGCTTCGCAGCTTCAATTTGACGAGAGTTAGGGGTTTGATCGCATGCTGCGAGCATCATTACAAATGGAACTGCCAACAAAATCTTTTTCATATTATTCCTTGATCAATGGGTATGGAGAAACAACAATACGTGGCTCAATATACATTGGCTGCACCTTCTTGGTGTTTGGGTTAATACATTGAACCCATGTACCATCTGCGCTGGCTGGCGCATATAATCCGTTTGGATCTGCCAGACTAGGATTAGTGTACTGAGTTGCATAAGGCAAGCCGTAACCAATCGAATCACAAATCTTAGTCAACTGATTATTAGTTCCAACCAAGTACGTGTAAGTAGGTTGCATCTTGTCACGAAGTTCAAGAATGTCCTTCATCATACGCTTCTCTGAGAAGTTAACAATGGCTGGCATACCAACTGACTGAGCCATGTTCTTCAGAATCTTCTCTTGATTGTCACGCTCGATTTGTTGACTATTGCGATAGTCCTTACCATCACTACAACCTGCAAGCAATGCAACTGCGACGATTGATGTCCATAAGAGTTTCATATTATAGGCGTCCTGAACGAAGATCGTTATAGAAGTTGAACAAGTTTGGAGGTAGACGGTTCATATCATAAACCGAGAAACGATGGATAATGATATCCTTCAATCCAGCCTTCTGTGTATCATTGGCTTTCATATATTCCATTTGGAGATTTTCCAAATCGCGAATCATTCCATCGTTGTACTGTTCGCTCTGCTTATATACCTGAGCATCAACGGCACGATACTTAGGAGCAAAGAAACTGTAGTTGGCAAGACCAAACATATTCATTCCAAATACAAAGGCAAGGAACAATACCAATGCGCCAATGCCAGCAAAAATACCTTTAATCATAATTATTTCTCCAAAGAATACTTCACATCATGCTCATATAAAAACATCAGGCAACACATCGCGTGTGCCAAATGCGACAGTCCAGTCTCTGCGTCGTTCTGCTCTCCTTGCTTCCACTGCCATAGATGGCGTTGTAAGGCATCGAAGTAGCGACGCTTAGAATCAGGTACATACTTCCAATTATCTGGTTCATATTTCTGCGCTCCGAATGTTAACACTTTGGCAGTTTCTTCTAGTGCCAACGGAGGGAGTAAACCATATTGAGGTTTACCTCCATCAAATTTTCTACCACCAGTTGTGGCAGTCTGACTTGCTTTTACTTTATCTTTAACAGTAACGATTGCGTCTCGTGCCATTAATCCTCCGATGATAGATCAGTATTCTTACAATGGCTGATCAATTTATACACCAGAAAGGCTACACCGCCAAAAACAATAACGAAAGGTAATAGATCAGCCATTAAATTCTCCATAGGGTCTGGACCGCAGACCCACTATATTACTTCTGTGCTGTAAATGCAGTTGCGCCAAGGATAGAATTCGCTAGACGAACCATGCGCTTGCTTGGTGTACCCAAACGATATTTGGTAGTCTTTGTTCCATCAGCCAACTTAGCTGCATTTGAATATACACAGTAGCCTTGCTCACGTAAGTTACGAATCGCAGAAGCTGGGTGGGCAATACCGAAAGAACCTTTGATTTGTTTCGCAGTAAACTCACGACCTGCTTTTAGATTACTTAACAACGTATTTTGCTTTGACATTAGCATATCTCCATAATGAACCATCAACGAAAAAAACCAGAGAGGAGATGGCAGTAACCTCTCTGGTGTAAGGACGCGATTAGACTTCGATGCCGTTGTCGCGTAGAATCTGATTGAAGTCTTCGACATCTTCGTCGACTCCAACAGAGTCATCAATGATCTTCTCAAGTCGAGTAGACTCGGACAGATCGGTAGCAGGTTTCGCTTTAGTAACCTTTGCTACTTTTTTAGTCTTAACAACCTTTGCAGTTGTTACTTTAGCCTTTGTCTTTGCGACAACAGGTTTTGCGTAGTCAGAAAGTTCTGACGCAGTTGGCCATGGCATCTCATAAGTACCACGACCTACACGGTTTTCCTTTTGGAGCCAGTTAGGATAACCCAACTTCTCGCCACTGGCGCCTCGCTCATCCTTCAGAGCATAATATGAAGCATGGATTTGCTTCGCTCCCAAGGTTTTCTCAGTACGATACTCGGGGAATTTCTCAAGAGTACGAACGATGAAGTCTTTTTGTGACTTCGAAAGATCTTTGAATTTCAACATAATCAATTTCCTTTATCAAGTTTCAAACATAATTATACTACAAGAAGTAGTAAATGTCAAATTAAAATGGCACTTCATCTGAAGGTGTTGCAGGCATAGGCGCTGGCGCAACTACAGGCTCGGGAGCAGGAGTTGCAACCTTGTCGTAAAGGTCAATGAACGCTGCTTTTGTTGCAGAGTCAAAACGATTACAGCAAAGCTCAACAGCCTTCTCACGTTTCTTGAAGATTGCATATGCACGAACGATATGGATCATACGACGAGTTGTGATTGTCTCGTCAACGCCACCATCGGCAAAGGTGCGGCGAATTGCATCTGCCCATTTCACCAATGTCTCTGCGAACTCTTTGTCTTCACAGCCAAAAGCGATCATCAGATTCTCAATAATCTTCAACTCAACCTTTGAGTTTGGATAGTCTTGTTCAAAGGTAACAGCGAAACGTTCCAAGAATGCTTCGTTCAATACGTTGGTACCGATGTAACGACCATCGTCTGAGCCTTTACCCTTTGTGTTGGCAGTTGCGAACACATTGAAGCCAGGAGCAGGAACGATCATCTCGTTCTTGAGTTTGAAGTAATAAGGTTTACCCTCAAGGATAGGTTGCAAGCAAAGCAAAGTGTTTGCTGAACCAGCGTCAATTTCATCAAGCAACAGGGTACAACCAGTACGCATTGCGATGAGAACTGGACCTTCAACAATTTTGACGTTACCGTCTTCAAGGGTTTTGGTACCGATGAGTTGTTCTTCGTCTGTCATCATGTTTAAGTTAACACGAATCAGAGGACGCTTGTGTTTTGCGCAGATCTGCTCGATCATGGTAGACTTACCGTTACCAGTTGGACCACTGATGTATGCAGGATAGAATAATTTTGCCTTGATGATTGAGTCAAGGTCAGAGTAGTTACCGAAAGGAACAAAGTTTGGATCCTTGGAAGGGATCAAAGATGCTGTATCTGTGTAGTCCACAACAAATGATTCTTTCTCTTTCAGAGCTGTGTTGCCAACGACAGCAGGTTTACCACCACCAATCGCATACAGACCACGACCGATTTTATTTTCCATCAACCATGTTGGATAGGTTTTGGTACCAATCTTTTCCATCACCTCAATCAGTTGGGAACGTGTAACTGAACCCTTTGTTTGAACGTCAGGATACATCTCGTTCAGGGCAGTTTCAAACTGGGACTGGAACGCAACATCAACTTTAGCCATCGAATTCTCCATAATAAAATACAACTTTCAATCAATTTATACAATAATTATACTCCTATTGGAGTAAATGTCAAGGACTTTGTAGAATAACCCTACGTCTTGTAGGGTTATTTTTACCATTATAAATCAATGACTTACGCAACGTAACCGATAAATCGGTTCAAGAGGACTCGGGAAGTCTTCTTTGTATTGAGGAATTTACTGAACCTTGAAGCAATTGCCTTGGCATTTTCTTGTGAAGTTACAGTTAAACTACCCTCGTCGATCCTAGTTGACTCTTGAGGAATCAAGAACAAATCGTCACGACCAGTATTTTTAATGGAAGTAAACCCCTGAGCCTTGAAATCTTTTCTCCAGATATCAACCTGAGAATCTGCATCACCATTAAACTTAGGAATGTTCGCACGAATAGCAGACATCAAATCGCTACGACTATTACGACAGATAAAGAAACCAACGACACTGATATCATGGCGATCTTTAATCATACGCAAAAGAGTTTCAGTTTGAATACCATTGTATCGGCTAAACTCATACGTCTTCTGAGTATGAGTATCGCGGATAAAATGCTTCTGCTTGATTTTCTTATAGTTGCGATTCTCATCGTACTTGTAAGTATATTCGTCAAGGCTACCAGACGAATACAACGAACCACCTTCACCATCGGTAAGAGTAATGAACGTCATCTTCTCAATAGAATTTGATTTGATGTAATCACCAATGTTCAAATAGCACCATGCGAGGGCTTCGTTGAGAGGAGTACCACCCATTGAGTAACCCTTGTTATATTGGAAACGACGAGCGATAACTCGTTTTGCCATAGCATGGAATTCGCTTGTTGTCATCTTGTTAGAGAACAACTCGAGAAGGTTGAAGTTGTTGGATGCGTTTGACAAAACATTCTTACCATTATTCTTGATAGATCTCTTACGCTCAAAGGTAGCGAGTTTATCGTAGTCTGAATAATCAGTACGATCGCCATACTGTGATGTAAAGGCAAACACACGGTAAGGAATGTTGATTCGAGTACAGAACATCGCAAGGTTGATAACCTGTTTCAACGTATCGCGGATAAGGTGATCCATTGAACCAGACCAGTCCAACAAGAACAACATACCATGGTTCTTACCTTCAGGAAGAACAGTCACACGTTTGAACAAATCGTCTTGAAGTTTGTATGACCAAACTCGTTTCATATCCAACGAACCAGATTTAGATACCTGAGCACGTTTGTACAGCTGAGCAGACTTACGCATCGCTGCTGAGGAATCGTTGGATATTCAAACCAAACTTCCCGTTGGTAACTACACTGTTAAGTTCAACGAGATGGGTGGATTTTTCTTCCT